GACCAACCTAATCAATTAGAAGGTATTTCAAATGTAACTGGTGACATTGTATTTGAACCACATCCTAATTACTTAGGACATTTCTTAAAAGCTGTTACAGGCAATGCAACATCAACATTAGCTACATCTGCATATATACATGAGTTTGTACCAACACAATCAGACTTTGATGCTAACTTTGCTTTAAGACCTTATACAATTAACTTGTTTAAAAATGTAGGCTCTGCATATCAATACACAGATGCTATGATTCACACACTTGCAATAGAAATTACTGCTGGTGGAATCATCAATGCAACTGCAACAGTCCATGCTAGAGGCTCTGCACTATTAGACCCTACAACAGCAAGTTTCATTTCAGCAGACCCATTTACTTGGAACGAAACATCTCTATCTGTAGCTGGTACAGCTAATGGAGAGTTTGAATCTGCAACAATTACAATTGATAATCCAATCGAAGGTATTCCAACTCTAAACGGAGAAAAAACACACGGCAAGGTTAAAAGAACAGGTTTTAGAACTGTAGCTGTAGCTGGAGACCAAGATTTCTCATCACAAGCCGAATACAACATCTTTAGAGCACAAACTAGACAAAGATTCTTATTTACAATTACTGGAGATAACATTGGTGGAAGTGCTAAAAATCAAATTACAATTGATGTTCCACAATGTAATTACTCTACATTCTCTGCTCCAATAGGTGGACCAGGTAGAATAACAGCTTCTTACGAAGGTAATGGTGAATACGATACTTCTTCTAGCTATGCTATTAGATACACATTAACAAACACAACAGCTAGTTATTAAAAACTAGCAGGAGGAAACTCATGAAGTTCAAAATTAAAGACAAAGAAATCAATGTCGAACCTGCAACTCTAAGACAAATTGGAGAACTAGAAAAAACTGTAGGCTCTTTACAAAATATAGGTACAGACAAACCTGTTGAAGGCATAATTTCTATTATTAATGTCATAATCAAACATTGTCCACAAGATGAAGGCATGACAACTGACTGGATTTTAGATAATTGCAATATGCAAGAAGTCGAATCTCTAAATGAGGTGGTAACACATTTTTTAGGGGTAAGTCCAGCAGAGAGCAATCCGAACTCGTAAAACTAATAGATTTTTTCGCTGTTCACTATCGTTGGTCTAAAGAAGATGTAATGCAACTAACACCTGATGAAATTAATCAGCTACATGGTATAATTACGAAACGAGAGCGACAGAAAGCAAGAAGGTAGTTTATGGCAGCAGGAAAATTAAAACTAGACATTGACACAGGGAAAGCCCTTGCTTCCATAACAAGACTAGAATCTTTATTTAAAAAGATAGATGCTTCTCTCAATAAACTCAATACAACTTTAGCTATATTCTCTACAGTTCTTGAAAAGAACAATAAAGGCATTATTACACTTAGTCGTGGTTATACACAATTTGGTAGAACTTTATCTAATGTTAGAAAAGAATTTACTGCCGCAACCAGAGTAGCAGAAAGACATAATCAAAAACTTGCAGAAACAAGAGCAAGAATGACATCTTTAATGAGTGCTACAGATAGTCAAACAAATTCACAGAATAGAAATACTACTGCTAAAACTAGAGCTACTGCTGCACAGAATACTTTAACCCAAACTATGCAACGAGCTAGAGGTGTTATCTTAGCTTATGTAGCTGCCTTAGCAACAGGCAGACTTATTTCTTTTGCGGATGCTACACAAAGAATTGACAACAGGATAAAACTTGCCTTAAAACCTGGTCAACAATTTGAAAATTTATTTAGAAAAGTTGGTAAAACAGCTATGGATTCAAGACAACCACTTGAAGCTACAGCTACAGCTTTCTTTAGAATTTCACAAGCATCTAAATCTTTAGGTATATCCCAAGATGCTGCTTTGAAAGCAACAGATTTATTTAACAAATTGTTAACAGTGCAAGGTGTAACAAGTCATGAGGCTCGTTCTGCATTGCTACAATATTCACAAGCTCTACAATCTGGTAGATTCCAGGGTGATGAATTTAGAGCTATATCTGAAATCTTGCCACAGATTTTAGATTATCTTGCTGCTGCAACAGGAAGAACTACAGCAGAGCTGAGAGACTTAGCTAGACAAGGACAAATTACTCCTAGAGTTATGCTACAAGCTTTGTTCGATAATGCAGAAGATATTGAAAAACAATTTAAAAGAACAAATGTAACTCTTACACAAGGTTTTAATATTTTAGCAACTTCTGCACATATGGCATTTAGTTCTATTGTAAAAGATGCTTTAGTGCTTGAAGCAATTGGCAATACATTTAAAGCATTACATGTAGTTTTAATTACTTTTTTAAATGCCGTTGGTGCAGCTCTTAAAGTTTTAGGTGTAGTTACTCATTTCTTTAATGAAATACTAGCTGTAACAATAATCCATTTTAGAACACTTATAGCATTTAAGTTAGCAGGAATAATTAGAAACATAGGTGTTGCATTTGGTTTTTCTGCAAGAGCTGTTGTTGCATTTAATGTAGCAATAAGAGCTAATCCATTATTTATTTTAATTTCAACAATTGTTTTAGCGACAATTGCTTTAAGAAAATATGTCATTCAAGTTTACGATTACTTCTTTGCACAAGAAGCAGCAAATAAAGAAACACAAAAATTTAATGCTATGTTATCTTTGTTCGGAGATTTACTAGAAGCTGCTGGAACAGAATATGGTAAATGGTCTAAAAATCTGCAGCAAGGTGCTGTAGCCATTGGAACATCTATATCACAAAATGTCTTAAAAGGTATTGATGATATATCTGCTGCATTTGCTAGAAGTGTAGTAGCAGGTGAAAATTTTAATACTTCAATGAAAAATATTGTCAATTTGATGAAAATAGCAATTGCGGAAGCTGTAGCTCAAACAGTTGTTCAAGTAGTAATTAAATATTTACTTAGCCTTATAAAAATAGTTGCAGAAGCTATATTAGGTTTAAGACAAAACACATTAATAGAAGAAGTGAAAATAGCAATAGAAAATGCTAAACAAGCTAAGTCTTTACAAGACCAAGTTCAAGCATATAAAGACCTCGCAAAAGCGAGAAAAAAAGCAGGTGTGGATGCAGGTTTACCTGAAGGATTTGAGCAACCTGGCAAAAAACTTAAAAAAGGAGAAGTTTTCGTACCAGGTTTCGGAGGAATAAAAATTAATAGTCCAGATTTTACACCAGGATTCAAAGGTTTTCCTAGTGGAAGTCCTAGTAAGGGTAAGTTTAGCAGCTTATCAAACTTTGGTAAAGCTTATGCTTCAGATATAGTTGGTGATGCAATACCATTTGACTTTTCTGGAGGTGGTGGAGGTAGTGTATCTGGAATGGCTATATCAGCAGGTATGGCATCATTTGGTGTACCACCAGCATTTTCACAACCACTTGCAGATATGTTTGGAAGCAAGATAGATGGTTTAGGTAAAGACTTATTAGGTGGTATAGTTCCAGAACTTAAAAATGGTCCAGGCAAAATTATTGGAAAGTTAGGCTCAGTTCAAAGTATTTTGAGTGGTGATTTAAGTGGATTAGGAAGTATCTTTACTGGTGGCTTTTCAAATCTAAGTGGCATTATGGGTGGTTTGTCAGGCATACTTGGTGGTGGAGGCATAGGTGGCATCTTTAAAAAAGGTAAAAAACTTTTTGGCTTTGCAGATGGTGGTAGACCTCCATTAGGTGTAGCATCATTAGTAGGTGAAGAAGGACCAGAATTATTTGTACCAGACACACCAGGAACAATTGTACCTAATGGTGGCATGGGTGGAACTGTAGTAATTCAAAAACTAGAAATCATGCCTGGAGCTAATGTAGACCAAGCACTTGTAGACAAGCCAATGACATTCTGGGTAGACTTAGCACAAGAGAAAATTTTACCAGCATTGAACACTTTAGGACAAGCTGGAAACACAACAACTCTTAACTTTAGAGGTAACAGATAATGGCAATGCTACTAGGAGTTCCAAATTCAAGCTACATAGATTTAACCAATATCGCAGGTTATGGCTACACATTTGATAAAACATTTGATAAAAAAGACATAAGAACAAAAGGTGGAAAACTTTTCACCTATATAACACCTGCTTCTACATTTAGACAGTTTAAGATTCCAACTACCTTTGTTACATCATCTGATGTGTCAATAGTTAATTCCTGGTTTAGCACAGGAACAAATCTTAGATTTATAGAAGATGACACTTATGCTAATAGTTATTTTGATGTTAGAATAGTAGGAACTTCTGAGCCTTATAATAAGTTTATTGCACCTTATTTCAGACAGTTTTATTCTGGCGAAATTGTAATAGAAACTATATAGAGTATCATCTAATAGGAGATTATTATGGGAACAGGAAGTTTTTATTTCGACAGAGGAACATATAAGATAGCAAATGCTCAAGCAACTAATTCAACGGCTATGATGGCACAATGGGGTAATGTAAGTTTTTATTGCACAACATTATTTATCGATGTGCACACTACAGCACAGACAAGTGGAGAATGCACAGTTCAATTATTTGATTCATCAGGAAGTTTAGAACATACAATTTATAAAATCTTTGTTCATCAACATAGTGCATCTGACCCAATTACAGAACATCAAGCAATTGCACCAATGGTAACTTTTCCAGCTAGTTATAGTTTGAGGGTTGTAAGTCCAAATACAGAAATAACT